TTGTTTAGCGACAGAACTTTACTATGCTCCACAACTCATGTACGTATATGCTATGGCAATGTCTCAGAATTATTGGAGTATCAGCGCATTGGCTGTTGAGTTCGGGCTTGACAGAAGAACAGTGGCGCAGCGATTAAATAGTGTCGAGCCTGTGCAGACAAGTGGCAAGGTGAAGAAGTATAAACTTCAAGAAGCTGCAAAAGCGATCATAGGACAAGTGAACATTGGTGATGGCATAGTTTCCTATGATGAGGCTAGGGCTAGAAAAATGTCAGCCGAAGCTGAGTTGTCTGAGATAGAACTGCAAAAAGAGCGTGGTGACGTTTTATCTATAGATGTAATCAACACAATCAATAATGAGATATTTGGCAACTTTCGTGCAAAGCTTTTAGCTTTACCTGCCAAATCTGCACCCGATATATTTGCCAGCACTAATGTCACTGAGGCTAAAAGCTTACTGCGTAAAAGTATAAATGATATTTTACAAGAACTCTCAGATATGATGATTGAAGTTTATGACCCTGAAGATACCGAACTTATTGGCGGCAAAAAGAACAACAAAGACAATACTTGATATTATTGCTCCACCCCCCATTCTTTCTATAAGCGAATGGAGTGATAATCACAGAAGGCTATCTGCTGAAGCTTCTTCTGAAGCTGGCGCATGGACAACTAGCAGGGCAGAATATCAACGTGGTATTATGGATGCGATTAGCGATGATACTGTTGAGACAGTTACCATTATGTCATGCGCTCAGGTTGGCAAAACTGAGATGTTGCTAAACTTAATCGGTTATCATATCGAACAAGACCCTTCACCAATACTTGTAGTGCAGCCGACTTTAGATATGGCTCAAACATTTAGTAAAGACAGGCTTGCTCCAATGTTGCGAGATACACCAGTTCTCAAGGGTAAGGTAAAAGATCCAAGAGCAAGAGACAGTGGCAACACAACGCTGAAGAAGAATTTTGCTGGTGGACACATTACGATGTGTGGCGCAAACAGCCCAAGTTCATTAGCCAGTCGTCCGATAAGAATTGTGCTTTGCGATGAGGTTGACAGGTTTCCTGTTTCTGCTGGCAGTGAAGGTGATCCAATAGAACTGGCAAAAAAGAGGGCGGCGACTTTTCACAATCGTAAGTTTGTTATGGTTAGCACTCCGACAATAGAAGGCTCGTCAAGAATATCATCTGCATTTGAGAATACTGATAAACGAGAGTATTATGTTCCATGCGCCGATTGCGGCGAAGAACAGATAATGAAGTGGGCAAGTGTTCATTGGGAAAAAGATAAGCCAGAAACAGCTTATTACTCATGCGAACATTGCGGTTCAGTTTGGGATGATGCGGCTCGTTTTAGGGCGATACGCAGGGGTATCTGGAGAGCCACCACTCCAGAGGTCACTGGAAAGGCGGGTTTTCGGTTGTCGGGTTTATGTTCACCTTGGATTTCGCTGCATGATGCTGTTAGCGATTTTCTTGAGGCAAAGAAGTTGCCTGAGACATTAAGAGTTTGGGTAAATACTTATTTAGGCGAAACATGGTCAGATGAAGCTGCTGGTGATGGCTTAGATGATTATGCCATTTCCAATCATCGAGAAGATTATGGCGATAAAATACCAGATGGCGTCATTGTATTAACCGCCGGGATTGATGTGCAATCCGATAGATTGGAATGTGAGATAGTAGGTTGGGGCAGGGATGAAGAAAGTTGGAGCATAGACTTTTCTATATTCTATGGTGATCCCAACTCATCAGAGGTATGGGCTGAACTAGATAAGCACTTGTCAGAAACATGGCAAAGAGAAGATGATGTTAGGCTAAGTGTTAAAGGCTCATGCGTAGATAGTGGTGGGCATCATACACAAAGCGTTTACAGGTTTTGCAAACCAAGATTAGGTAAACGAATATTTGCTATTAAGGGTATTGGTGGAGAAGGGAAGCCATTGGTAAATGGCAGACCTTCCACAAATAACAATCTGAAGTGTAAGCTTTGGTCTATTGGTGTAGATACGGCGAAAGAGATTGTTTATTCTAGGCTCAAGATAAAAGAAGTTGGGGCTGGTTATTGTCATTTTCCCCAACACTATGATGACGAGTATTTCAAGCAGTTGACTGCTGAAAAGGTAGTTAAGAAATATCATAAGGGCTTTCATCGTAGAGAGTGGATCAAGGTAAGAGAAAGAAACGAAGCCTTAGATTGTCGTGTCTATGCTTTAGCGGCATTGAATATAATGGGAATATCAGTTAATATGCTTGCACAGAGGTCTGCGAAATCAGGCGTTGAGGATTTTGATATTGATAAAGCCAAGCCAAAGCGGAGACAAAGAAAACGCAAATCGGCTAATTTTGTGCAGGGTTGGCGGTAGTAATCTAGTTGCCATAGGGGGTGTTCGTGCCTAATTTATTTGATACAGCTAATGCACCTGTTGGCGTTCCTGATGAAGTGTTCGTTGGTGATTTTGTTCAGTTTAAGATAACTGAGTTCTCTAACGATTATGACAATAGCCTTTTCACAATGAAGCTTGTTGCCAGAATATCAACTGGCGCAAATACAGAAATTACAATTACTGCATCTGCATCAGATGATGACTATTTGTTTAGCGTGGCTTCCGGCACAAGTTCAAGTTTTACACCCGGTGATTATCATTATCAAATTGAGATAGAGAGAGATAGTGACAATCAGCGTATAGTCTTAGATCGTGGTGTTTTAAAGGTCAGCACTGATTACGATAACAATGTTGACCCAAGGCATCATTCAGAAATTATGCTTACGAAAATCGAGAGTATTCTTGAGGGTAAAGCAGATAGTGATGTGTCAAGCTATTCAATACAAGGTAGATCGCTAACTAAGCTTGGTATCGAAGAACTGTTAGAGTGGCGAAGTTATTACCAGAGAGAAGTAAACAAAATAAGACGTAAGGAACAGATTACTCATGGTAGAAAAACTAAATCAACTATACTTGGAAGGTTTTAGCTATGGGTATATTAGACTTTCTAAATCGTTCTGAGCAGCCAAAGAAATCTGGCTACAAAAAGTTGTATCGTTCTTATTCTGGTGCTAATGGCGGTAGGTTGTTCAGCGACTTTACGGCAAGCAGCTTTTCGTCAGACAGTGAACTTAAAAATTCATTACCATTGTTGCGTAATAGAAGTCGTGACTTGGCACGTAACAATGAGTATGCCAAAAGGTTTCTCAACCTAATCAAAACAAATGTTGTTGGCGAAAAGGGGTTCAATCTTCAGGTAAGAGGCAGAAACCCTGATGGCGGTTTAGATGTAGCTGGCAATAGGATTATGGAAGATGAGTTTCGTGCTTGGGCAAGATTGGGTAACGCTGAAGTAACAGGACGATTGAGTTGGTTAGATTGCCAGAGGATTGCTGCTGAAACACTTGCTAGGGATGGCGAAGTGTTTATCAAGAAGATTAGAAACAGAAAGTATAAGAACAACTTTACCCTACAGTTTATTGAAGCCGACTTGATTGATGACCAGAAGAATGGTCGCAATGAAAAGAACAATAACGAAATACGTATGGGTGTTGAGTTAGACGATTTTCACAGACCAGTTGCTTACTATGTTTTAACAAGTCATCCTAATGATAGCTTTTTCGCTACACCTAAAAACAGAGAGCATGTCAGAGTTCCGGCTGATGAGATGATACATTTGTTCATGCCAGCTAGAACACATCAAACCAGAGGTGAGCCGTTTATGTCACCAGCAATCACAGGGCTGAAGATGTTAGATGGCTTTGCAGAAGCAAGTCTGGTCGCAGCTAGGGCGGCAGCATCAAAGTTTGCTGTTCTGACTAGCCCTTCAGGTGAAGATTTTGTTGGGGATGATGAGACTGAGAGCGATATGCCGATTGTCGATTTTGAGCCAGCTAGTATCTTCCAATTACCAGAGGGGCAAGACTTAAAACTGATTGACCCTAATCATCCCACGACAACTTTTGACGAATTTCAGAAAGCGATATTGCGTGGCATAGCTTCTGGCTTAAACGTAAGCTACACAAGCTTATCAAACGATTTGACGGGCGTTAGTTATTCGTCAATACGTCAAGGCACTATTGAAGAACGTGACCATTATAAAATGTTGCAATCATTTATGATTGAGCATTTCTGTCAGCCTGTATTTAGAGCATGGTTAGAAAACACAATGACTGCTGGCGATGTTCCCATACCGATTGATAAGTATGAGAAGTTTGCCGACAATATCGTGTTCCGTGGTAGGGGTTTTGCTTGGGTTGATCCGCAAAGAGAGATTAACGCAAACATCCAAGCTGTAAACAATGGAATGGTTAGCTTGTCAGATGTTGCGGCAAACTATGGGCGTGATGTTGAGGATGTGTTTAGCCAGATACAATCAGATAAGGAAATGGCAGAAAGATATGGGCTGAAGATGGCATTTGAGCCATTTGGCAGCAAGCTTCCTACTGAAGCAGATGTAGATGGTGCAGAGAATGGCGACTGATTTTCCAACTAAAGGTGAAGATAAAAAGATTAGCTTGCGGAATAGTAACTATCCGCAATTTGATTATGACTTTGCCTTGTCAGTTAAGGAAAACAATAATGAGGTTTGGCGCACAGGCGGCAACATTAGAGGTAATGAAGCATTTGAGTTCTGGACAAAAGCTAGGGATGGTGTTGAAACAGAAGGCACATTAGATTGGATAAAAGAACGTGAAGCTTGGGCGGCAAGGCATTTTGAAGATGGTAAGCAGTTTAAGGATGGTGATTTAGAGCCTAACAAATCTAATATAGCTGGTGTTGTTGCACAAATGAAGTGGGGTGTGATTGGCACTTTAGGAGAACGTGGCATGAAGGATGTTGTTCTTGAGTTAGTCAAAAAGCTTGAGGGTAAGAAAGACGATGAAAGAGGTCTGTCTGACTTATCGGAAAAAGTGCAAAAGGGGTTACGCAATAAAGCAGACGAACATAATGAAGAATATGGCGATGACCCAACTAAAAGAACTAACACCAGAACTTTAGCTGCTGTGTTTGAAAGAGGGGTTGGGGCTTATAACACAAATCCACAAAGCGTTAGACCGGGGGTAACAAGCAGTGATGCTTGGGCTTACGCCAGAGTAAATAGCTTTTTGTTTGTTTTGCGTAACGGAAGATTTCAGGGTGGCAAACACGACACAGATTTGTTACCATTAGGGCATCCACTTTCAACTAAGGAAAGAGACATGGAAAATATTACTGAGAGACATATACAGAATGTCGAAGAAACGGACGAGGCTTACATCATAACTTTTGCCAAGCCAATGGCAGAAGCGGAAGTTGATGAAGATATGGAAGCTAGACCTTATCATTACGATGACGAAGAAAAGGGCAAAGACAAAGATGAGATGCGTCTTGATAGGCTAGATATGACAAAGAGAGGTCATTACTTTGATAGTGACCAAAGAGTTATTGACGAAGAAAACAGAACTGTTCGTATTGGTGTTTCAAGCGAAGAACCTGTTGAACGAGATTTTGGTATGGAAGTTATAGACCATTCTCGTCAAAGCATGAATTTAGATTTTATTAATTCAGGTCGTGCGCCACTTTTAGTCGGTCATTCATTAGATGACCAAGTGGGCGTGGTCGAGAGAGTTGAACTTGATGAAGATGCACGGCGTTTACGTGCGGTTGTTAGATTTGGTAAAAGTCAACGTGCTTCAGAAATGTTCGATGATGTTCGTGATGGTATCAGAACGAACATATCAGTCGGCTATCGTATAGATGGTCGCGTAGAGCGTGATGAAGATGCAGACGATATTGTTCGTGTCAGAACCACGCCTATGGAGATTAGTATTGTTAGCGTTCCGGCAGATCAGTCAAATCTTGTTGGCGTTGGGCGATCAGTTTCCGAACCTTTGCAACCTTCAGATAAGGAGATTATAATGTCTGAAAACACAGAAACTCAAGGTATTGACCTTGATGCGGCGAAGGCTGAAGCTGTCAGAGCCGCACGTAAAAACGATAGTGAAATACTTGCTATCGCAGCCAAGCACAATAAGCGTGATCTTGGCGAACAGGCTATCAAAGACGGAGTAAATGTAGACGTATTCCGTGGTCAGATTTTGGATGTTATCGGTGATGAAAAGCCACTTGATACGCCATTAGCGGCTGTTGATGCACCTGTGAAAGAGAAGCGTAGCTACTCACTCGGCAGAATGATCCAAGCACAAGTAACTGGTGATTTCCGCAATGCTGGCTTTGAACGTGAAATGAACGATGAGATTACACGTAAAGTTGGCAGACAAGGTGAAGGCTTTTATGTTCCTGATTTCGTATGGGGGCAGCGTGGCGCATTATCTACTGCTGCAACTGGCGGTTCTGGTGCGGAAGTTGTCTTTGATGACTTTGTACCAACAGAACATCGTGGAGATATGTTCATTGAAGCACTGAGAAACAAGCTAGTTCTTGGTGATCTTGGTGCAACTTTCATGTCAGGTTTGACAGGTCGTATCAAAATGCCAAAGCTTGCTACTGGTGCTGCTGCTGGGTTTGTTGAAGAACTTGCCGATGTTGGTGATGGCGCAGGAACAGATGGCGCACTTACTTTACAGCCACGTACAATGGGTGCGTTTGTAGAGGTTTCCAGACTTCTTATGATGGAAAGTGTACCAAGCATTGAGCAAATCATTCGTGATGATTTGTTGCGTTCTGCTGCTGATAAAACAGAGCATTTTGCAATTCAAGGTTCTGGTTCATCAGGTCAGCCAACAGGTATTCTGAATACGTCTGGTATTAACGACCTAGACATTTCAGCCGATACAGATGTTGCTGCACTTACATGGCAAGACATTGTTGATTTGGTTAAATTGGTAGAAGAAGATAATGGCATTGTTAATGACGCTGCTGCTGGCTTCTTGTCTAATCCAAAAGTAAAATCCAAGTTGGCAACAACTGTAAAAGTTGGCTCAACCGATAGCGTTATGCTTTTGAATGACCCTTGGAACAATCTCTATGGTTATCCAACAGGGTTCACTAGCAACGTGCCTTCTAACCTTAACCCCGGTGATGGTGGCACAGATGCTTCTGCACTGATTTTTGGTGACTTTAGTCAGCTTATTATCGGTCAGTTCGGCGCACCTTCAATCATGGTAAATCCATTTAGCGGTGACAAGTCTGGTACAGTCAGACTTACCCTGCTTGCAGAAATGGATGTGGGTGTTCGTAATGCTGTTAGCTTTGCAGTAACTAACGAAGTTAGCACTGCTTAAATAGCAAATTACTGTGGTGGGGGCTATGCCCTCACCACAACCTTTTTAGGGGTTTATTATGGAAATAGAGATTATGGAAAAATGCTTCATCGGCACTGGTGGCAATCTAATGCCCGGTGATGTTATTGACGTAGATGATATTAAGGCAGAGAAGCTAATAGCTAGAGGCTTGGCAAAAGCAAAGGCTAAGAAAGCTGCGCCTAAGAAAACTAACAGGGCTGTTAAAAAGCTGGAAACACCAGAGGATGAGTAATGGCAGTCGAGACAGCAACCGAAAGAGCCATATTCTTTGATGCGGATGATTTCGGCGTTGCTGCTTCTTACACAAGACAAGGGCAGTCTGCTGTTACTATAAATGGGATATTTGACAATGAGTTTTTCGAGGTTGAAGCAGGTGGCGAAGTTGCCATTGCAATGGAGCAGCCACGTTTTACGTGTAGGACGCAGGACGTATCTGCTGCCACAGAAGGCGATACAATCAATGTCAACAGCGTTAATTACACTATTCGTGTCGTTCAAAGCGATGGCACAGGCGTTACTGTCTTGGTGCTTGAGGAAGTTTGATGGCGCACGTAAGAAAATTAATAAGAGATAACATTACCACTACGTTGACCGGGCTTTCCACTACGGGTTCAAACGTATTCCAAACAAGGTTTTATCCATTAGCTGAAGCTAAACTTCCAGCATTAGCGATATACACAAAGTCTGAGGCAAGTGAATATGGCACATTAAAAGTGCCAAGGACACAAATCAGAACGCTTGACGTTAGTGTTGAAGCTTATGTATCAGCTAACTCAAATGCAGATAACACGTTAGATACCATAGCCGTTGAAGTTGAGGAGGCTTTGGCAACAGATCTTACAAGAGGTGGCAGGGCTAAAGAAACTAAGATAGTATCATTTGATGCAGACTTTAATGGTGACGGAGAGAACCCTGTAGGCATTGGTCGCTTTTCAATAGAGGTTCTTTATGTTACTTTAGAAAACGATGTTGAGACGGCGGTTTAAGATGAAGCAAGTCAAAGTATATGATAAAGATGGTAACATGATAGTTTGTTGGCCTGAAACGGCTCAGAAGCTTATCAGTAATGGATATTCGGTTGACGAGCCGAAAAAGGGTAAGGGTCAGAAGCCCAAAAAGTCTGACAAAGTTGAAACTGAAGGAGATTAAATCATGGCCACCCATTCAGGAAGTGAGGGCTTAGTTCGCGCAGGCGGCAACACGATTGCAGAAGTGCGTTCTTTTACCTTAGATATAACTGGGGAAGTAATCGAAGATACAAGTATGGGTGATAGCTTTAGAAGCTACAAAGCTGGGCTTTCATCTTTTACTGTAAGTATCGAGTGCTTCTTTGATGAGACTGATACAGCGCAAAATGCGTTAGATGTTGGCTCATCACTGACTGTTGAACTTTACCCGGAAGGTGCTGCCTCTGGTGATACATACTTTACTGGCACAGTAATCGTCACAGGCAAAAGTGTATCATCATCTTTTGATGGTATGGTAGAGCAAGCGTTCACTGCCACCGGAACTGGTGGTATTACTGAAACTACTGTTTAATTTAGGCTGGTGGCATTATGTCTAAATTTGCAGAGCAGATAGCTGCTAATAGATCAGCTAGAGAACGCAGTCATATCGAGGTTAGTGAATGGGGGACTGAAGATAGCCCCTTAGTTATTTATTATACTAAAGTAACTGGCTCAGATATTGATAAAGTCAGTCGTAAGTATAAAGACTTCATATCTAATCCGACTATAGCTGGTATGGTTGAAATGATACTTATCAAGTCTGAAACATCAGATGGCGAAAAGATGTTTAAGCTTGACGATAAGCCTACATTGATGCGTGAGCCTATTACTCTTTTGACAAACGTATTTGGTTCAATCTTTGATGCGGTTACTGTAGAGGAACAGGAAAAAAACTAGCCAGCGATCCATTTAGATTTAATCTTGTTTCCCTTGCATTAAGATTAGGTAAAACAATAGCAGAGATTGAACAAATCACAGTTGACGAGTATAATGAATGGGTCGCATATTTTAAACTCTTAGAGGAAAAGCAAAATGGCAAATAATTTACAGATTAATGTAAATGTTGGCGGTAATGCACTTTCTCAATTACAGGCAGTTGAACAACGAATTAAGAAAACTGACAATGCTGTTAAAACCGCAACAGGAGGTTTTAACAAGTTTGGCACTAGTGCATCTAATACAACTCGTAGTGTAAGAAAATTCTCATCCGCAGGAATACAGCAAGCTGGCTTTCAGGTCGGTGACTTTGCTGTTCAGGTTCAGAATGGCACTAATGTATTAACAGCTTTTGGTCAGCAGGGTTCTCAGCTTGCAGGTATCTTTGGGGCGCAAGGTGCTGTAATCGGTGCTGTAATCGCCATAGTGTCTGCCTTGGGTACTGCTTATATAAAATCAAGAGATATAGCAAAAAGCTTTACAGAAGAACTTGATGAACTTTCCGATAGCGTCAAAGATTTATCTGACTTTGCTATTACCAATCAAGAGCGTTTCGATAAGTTACAGAAAAAATATGGTGAAGTTACTGGCGAGGTTAATAAATTATTTGAAGCACAAAAGGAATTGGCTGAGTTTGAATTACAAAATCAGTTGCAAAAAACAATTACGGCACTAACAAAAGAATTAAAGGTTGTCTCTAACCTTGCAAAGAGGCAAAAAGATTTAGCAGAGGCAGATAAAACTAAAGAAAGGGTGCTTGCTCAAAAGCAATTAGCTACTTCACTTGATATAGTCCAAGAAAAACTTGGCATACAAGAAGGACAGGCAATAAAGCTTGGTGAGGCATTCGCTAAATTAAGTGAGCTTAATCCATTTACTCAATCTATAGATGCAGCAAAAGAAGTTCAGCAAATTTTTGATATTATAGCCACTAAATCTTTTGAAGATATGAGTGTTGCTGAAAGAGAAGCTGCTCAAAACTTATTAGATTTTGCAGAGAAATTGCGTGTAGTTGGTTTAAATACAAAGCTATTAGGGCAAGATGCTGTTAACGCAGTAGGTCTTTCGGCTGAACAAGCTAAGAATTTAGCGGATGGTATTGCTGGTTCTTTTGGCACTAGCTTCACCTCAGTTATAAAAGGTACTGAGAGTGTTAAAGACGCCTTTAAGAATATGGCTATGAGTATTATAGACCAGTTGCTTCAGGTGCTTGTTGTGCAACAAATTGTTGGTGGCATTTCAACTGGCTTACAATCAGCCTTTCCAAATGTTTTTGGTACTGGTGGCTCAACATCAACGGCGGCTATAGGTGGTTCGCAGCAACGTGGCAGACCCGTTCTGGTAGGGGAGCGTGGCGCAGAATTATTTATTCCAGCATCTTCAGGAAGCATTGTGGCTAATAAAAATATGCAAGGTGGCGGTGTAACAGTAAATCAAACTATAAATGTAACGACTGGCGTTCAGCAAACAGTTAGGACTGAGATAGCTAATCTTATGCCACAAATTGCAGAGGCAACAAAATCTGCTGTAGCTGATGCAAGGCTTCGTGGCGGTTCGTATTCAAAAGCGTTTGGTAGATAATTATGTCTATAACTTACCCACTTTCCACCCCCACCAATAAGACCATAGGCGAGATTACTCTTGTTGCCAAAAATGTTGTGGGTGTTTCAACATCACCATTTTCATTTAAGCAGCAAGTGTATCAGTTTTCTGGTCAAAGATGGGAGGCTGATGTTGCCTTGCCACCAATGGCAAGAGAGGATGCAGAGCAATGGGTAAGCTTCCTTATGAAACTCTATGGTCAAAAAGGCACTTTCCTACTCGGCGATCCGCTAGGGGGTACACCAAGAGGTTCGGCTAGTTCTGCTGCTGGAACACCTGTTGTTAATGGTGCTAGTCAGACAGGTGGCACGTTAGCCATTGATGGTTTGCCAGCAAGTGCAACAGGCTATTTAAAGGCAGGTGATTATATACAGCTAGGCTCGGCTGCAACTGCACAATTCTATAAAGTTTTGACTGACGCAGATAGTAATGGCAGTGGTCAAGCTACCTTAGATATTTGGCCTAACCTACGTTCATCACCTTCTGATGGCGCAACAGTTGTTGTATCAAATGCCAAAGGTGTTTTCAGATTATCGAGCAATGAAACATCTTGGAACATCAACAGGCTTTCTCTTTATGGTATTAACTTTGGCGCAACGGAAAGTTTATAATGTCACGCAATCTGACAACCGCAGTATCAAATCAATTATCGGCTGATGAGTTACAGCCATTCTTTGCTATTAAGTTAAACTTTGACAGTGGTTCATTGAAGCTATGGACAGGTTATGGCGACATAACAGTAGACAGTGAAACTTATACAGGCGGTGGTCAATTCTTAGCAGTATCGCCAGTTGAAGAGACAGTAGAGGTTGCGGCTAGGGGTGTAACTATGTCTCTCAATGGCATTGATGCAAGCCTTATTACATTAGCACTAACAGAGAATTATCAAACCAGGTCAGCTAAAGTTTTTCTTGGTGTCTTGTCATCCGGTGCAGTAGTGGCAGACCCATATTTAGTTTTTGATGGTCGTATGGATGTTATGACCATTGATGATAATGGTGAGACTGCAACTATCTCAATGACTGCCGAAAGTAGGTTGATTGATTTAGAACGGCCTAAGTTACGCAGATATACAAGTGAAGACCAGAAGCTAAATCATCCTGATGATATTGGGTTAGACTTTGTTGCATCACTACAAGAGAAAGAAATAGCTTGGGGAAGCGGTAAAGATGATGTGGGATTTGTGTATCCAGTCACTAACCCATATGATATTCAACTGCCATATTTCTAATGCGTTTGCCTGATTGGGATAAACGGCTCGCCGCCTACATAGAAGAAGTTAGATATATTCCATTTGAGCGTGGTGTGCATGATTGCTTTATTTTTGCAGTTAAGTGTGAAGAAGCAATATCAGGCGTTACTAGGTTTCCCGAATTATACAAAGCAAAATATCATAGTCATTTTGGTGCAAACAAGGCTTTTATAAAAAATGGCTATAGAGGTATGTTGGATTGTATAGATAGCCGCTGTATTCAGATAGATGTGAATATGATACAAAGAGGGGATTGGGCGGCTATTGATGCACCTGATGGAATTGCGGTGGGTGTATGTGTCGGAAGCAAAATAGCGGCAGTAGGTCAAAAGGGGCTAGTTTTTACAAGCACTAAAAACGCAAAGGCGGCTTGGAGTATATAAAATGGTTGAAGCAGTCGTAGGGGCAGTCGTAAGCGGTATAATAGCCGGAACAAAAATCAAAGCTGGTGCAATCTTGTTTGGCTTTGCGGTAAAAACTTTTGTTACTACATTAGTTTTATCCGGCATATCAATGGCTTTGACCAAAAAGCCAAAGATACCAACCCAAGCTACTATGCTTGGCAGAAGCCAGATGGTCAAACAGCCAATTACATCCAGAAAGATTGTATATGGTCGCCAGAAGGTATCTGGCGCAATTGTGTTTATGGAAACTTCTGGCAAGTCACAGTATTTGCATATTATCGTGGCTATCGCTGGTAACGAACTAAACTCAATACAAAAGGTATTTTTAAATGACGCTGAATTGACTTTAGATAGCGATGGCAATGTAACTGCCCCAAGCAAGCTTTCGGGAAAGGCAATAATAAAAACTCAATTAGGTGCGACAGACCAAGCACATCTTAACCTTGCACAATTTGGCGCAATATGGCCGGGTACAGCAACATTAAAAGGTATAGCATTTATTTACGCACGATTAGAATATGACACAGATGCTTTCCCGAATGGCATACCTAACATTTCAGCTATAGTTGAGGGTAAGAAGGTTTATGATCCACGAACAACCTCATCAGCCTACAGCAAAAACTCAGCGTTAATCTTACGTGATTACTTGACGAATACAGAGTATGGCGTGGGTGCGACTAGCGATGAGGTTGATGATGCATCATTTATAGCAGCTGCTAATGTCTGTGATGAGAATGTAACTTTAGCGGCTGGCGGTACTGAAAAGCGTTATGAAAGTCATGGTGTTGTTGACACAGCTAATGCACCCAAACAAGTGATTGAGGAAATGCTTTCCGCTATGGCAGGAACACTTACATATTCTGGTGGTAAGTTTTACGTAAAAGCAGGGGCATACTCATCACCTTCAGACACATTAACAGAAGATGATTTAAGGGCTGGTATATCTATTGTAACCAAGCCAAGTCGTAGGGATAACTTCAATGCTGTAAAGGGTGTGTTTCTGCCAGATGAAACTGGCAACTTCCAGCCAACAGATTATGCATCAGTTACTAGTTCTACCTTTGAGACAGAAGATGGCTCAGAACGTGTGTTTAGTGAACTTGACTTGACCTTTACTCAATCATCTTCGATGGCACAGCGTATTGCAAAGATTGCACTGTTTAAGTCTCGTCAACAGTTAGTAATTACTATGCCATGTAAGTTGACAGCATTTAAGCACAATATAGGCGATACAGTTATGGTCACGCTGGATAGGTATGGGTTCAGTAGCAAAGTCTTTGAAGTAACTAACTGGAGTTTTGCAAATGCTGTTGACGTAAATGGCAATGCAGAACTTGGTGTAGATTTGACATTACGTGAACTAGCCTCAAGCGTATACGATTGGAACGCTGAAGAAAGTGCCTTTGTTGCTGATAACACTAACTTACGTAGCCCCTCAGACTTACTGACACCTGCCGTTTCCGCTACGGACGAAGTGCGTATTATCAATGAAGAAGTTTTAACTGTTTTACTTGTAGATGTAACAACATCCGACTTCTTGGCGCAACAAGTCGAAGTTCAGGCCAAGAAACAATCTGATAGCCAGTTTACCACTTTAGGCATATCCACATTTAACGAAGCAGTACGCTTTGAAATGATAGATGTTGAAGATGGCGTCACCTATGATGTGAGGGCAAGAACAATATCTAGTCTTGGCAATAGATCGGCGTTTGCCACAACCACCAGAAAGATTTTTGGTAAGACTGACATACCTTCTAACGTGACAAACTTATCTGTTAATATTATTGGCAAAGAGGCACATCTTAGCTGGACACCAGTGACAGATTTAGATTTGAGCCATTACGTTGTTAGACATTCATCAGCGACTACCGGGGCAACATTTATAACATCAAGAACTATAGCTGCTAAAATATCTCGCCCTGCTAATACCGCAGTCGTACCAGCTTTGACAGGCACATATCTCATCAAAGCATTTGACAAGGGCGGCAGAGAAAGCCGCAATGCCGCGCAGTCTGTTGTGACGATTGATAGTATTGAAGCTGGCAACCTTATTTCCACTATAACGGAAAGTCCTGCTTTTTCTGGCACAAAGACTGATACTGTTGTCGTTGATGATAAATTAATACTTACGACAACAAGTCTTTTTGATAGCGTATCTGGCAACTTTGATGATGCAGAAGGTCTGTTTGATGGTGGTTCTTCTACTGTTGATAATGAAGGCTTCTATAATTTTGTCGGGGTTGATGGTGACGCAAGTATAGATTTGGGTAGTAAGTTCACAAGCAGAATTACATCTAAGCTAGTGGTAAACAGAATAGATTATGTTGGGCTATTTGAGGATGCAGATGGCGACTTTGATACACGGGAGGGGTTCTTTGATGGTGATGTATCAGAGTTTGGCGACACTAACGCCAAACTACAAATAGCCACTACTGATAGTGATCCGGCAGGTAGCCCTTCCTACACAGACTTTAGAGATTTTGTCGTTGGCGAATACAGCTTCAGAGCCGCAAAGTTCAGGGCTGTTCTAAACTCTAAGGATACGTCAGCCACGCCACGCATTGACACATTACAAGTCACAATAGATATGCCCGATAGACTAACTCACGGAAATGATGTATCTTCAGGAACAGGCGCAAGTGGTCTTGATGTTACGTTTTCACCAGCATTTAGCGTTTTGCAGAATGTAGCAATCACAGCGCAAAACATGAATAGTGGAGATTTTTATACTATTACAAATAAATCTGCGACAGGGTTTACGATAGTGTTTAAAAATAGTTCTAGCGCAGTTGTGGATAGGACATTTGATTTTCAAGCCAAAGGATATGGCGCAGTAGTAAGTTGAGGTAAATAATGGCACAGCATGATTATGTAATTGACAATCAGGCATTCCCGGCAACAAGGGCAGATTTAAATTCTGTTCTCCAAGCAATCGTTACAAACAATTCTGGCAGTTCTGCTCCAAGCACCACTTTTGCAAACCAGATTTGGTATGATAGCAGTGCTAATATTCTATATATCCGCAACGAGGATAACGACGCTAATATCCCATTGCTACAGCTAGACCAAAGCGGTGACGTAGCGGCAACATTAGCAACAATCATTGATGTACTAGATAAGTCTGGCACAAACACAGCAGGGACAGATTTAACGATAAGGGCTGGTGCAGGAACAGGGACAGGTGCAGGCGGTAATATTGTTTTGCAGACCGCCAATGCTGGCAGTTCTGGCTCAAGTGTTAATTCACATGCAACGGCGGTAACGATTGACGATGCAGGTTTGGTCGGCATCGGCACGAGTTCGCCTAGTTCATTTTTTTCTGACGCAAATCAGTTGGTTGTAGGTTCAGGCTCTGGCTCACAAGGCATTACTATTAGTTCGGGGACAGGCGAAAACTCACAAGTTTTCTTTGCTGACGGAACTTCGGGTGATGCGGCGTACAGGGGAATTGTACGTTATCTTCATTCTTCTGATGCAATGGCATTTTATACATCAGGAGCGAATGAACGTATGCGTATCGACAGTTCGGGGAATTTGCTGGTAGGGAAAACCTCAACAGCTATTGGAACAGCAGGTCACACGTTACAGGCTGATGGATTTTTCTCCGCAACAAGAAGTGCCTCTCAGTGTGCAGGATTTAATCGTTTATCAGACGATGGTAATGTTGTTGAGATTCGCAAAGATGGTACGCTAGCTGGCTCGATTG